TGAATACTCGCTAGGTGCTTTTTTAACAACTTGATTAGCAGGACTATAATAGTATGTGTTAAGCAAAATAACATTTCTTTTTGCAGTGAGACCAAAACTTAGATATGTTGTAGCTGACACTTGATGCCCCGTATCGATAGCAAAGTCAATTAAAATAAGCCTGTCATCCGCAGGAATAGCTTTAAGCGGCTGAAACAGGTTCATGTTATAAACATTATCACCAAGGCCTATTACCTCGCCTAGATACATCCAGCGGTAGTAGTCAAGGTCATTCTTTTTGTATTTCTCAATCTTCTTAATGATTTGCTTAGATAAAAATCCTTTTTCATCATCCAAATAAGTAGTGTGATGTATTAAATAATCATCGTCACTTCGCTTACTATCTACATATTCATTCACCCATTCATATGGATTGCGCGGCGGGTTAAATGACATGTATATTGTAACTTCTTGCCCATCCGGCAAATCTTCACGAATGAACGTATCTTCTACGACATCAATGTCAGTCACACCGGAAAATTCCGCCAATTCCTCAAACCACAAATCGCTAACATAACCCACCGGAATTTTCATCGATTTTAGTTTAGCGGGATCATCACAACCAGAAAAATAAAAACCCGTTCCCCATTCTTTATGGATGATTTCCATTGGTGACTTACCAAACTTAAATTGGTCAGCAACGCCCATTTCATACAAAGCCCATTTGATTTGCTGATACACTGATTTATAGAGCGTATTAGCTACTTTACGAAGACACACCATGTTAGATTGTGGATTAGCCATTTTCTTTTCTACGAGCTTTAAACTGATAACAGACGACTTCATAGAAGAACGTCCGCCCTTAGCTATGATGTGATTATGTTTAGATAGCCACAAGTCATAAAAAGCAGGATTAATCATATCTGTTACATTGATAACCTGGTAATCAATTAGTTGTTTGTGTATCGTCGCGTTCATCGGTGCCACCTGCCTTTTTATCAAGGTAGGCTTGCATTTCGTCAACATTTGACATGATAATTGTTGCAAAGCCAGAATCCTTACAATCTTTTTTGGCTTCTAATTCAAGCTTATTAATCTGTGCATCAAGAAGAGCTACACGCCTATCCTGCATGTCTTTTGTTTCTTTATAGCCCGATCTATCGAATAAGTCTTGAAGTATTTGCGCTCTTAAAGATAGTATTTCTTTCCAATCTTTATGCCACAATAAATCCCGCTTCGATGTACTGTTCTCTTCATAAATTTCACTTACACTATCCTCAAGCTCTTCTAGTTGAATTTTTAGTTCGTCATATTCTTCCAATAACTCTTTTTTAAATTTTCCTTCATCAGCTTTCCTTCCATCCATTTTTTTAATTTTGGATTCAGTTCGCCTTATTTTCGCCTTTAAATTATTAATATCAGCTATCGCAGTTATTTTACGAGCATCGGTAATACTTAACTTGCGAGATGCTTCTTCATGCTTCGCCATTTTATCGTCAATCATTCTAACCTGTTTCCATAATTCAGCATATATTTTCGAAGCGTCATCCTGCATACGTTTTGAAAGTAGTTTCATTTCTTCATCTATAAGTTCCAGCACCTTAACATTCCTTAACAACCTAGAAGCTTGTTGCTCTGCTGTCTTAGTACTGTAACCTGCTGATATGGCAGCTTCTTTACCGTTAAACCCATTCATTACATAGGTTTTAGCAAAGATTTTATATTTCTCTTCCGTTTTCACTACATATCACCACACTCCCTTATTTTGATAAAATAAAAAGGACCATCACAGGCCCTTTATTTTTCTTAACTCAAGTTTCTCTTTATGTTTAAATATTTTTGATGTTGAATCTATAAATTGTATTTCGATTGCAAAATTAAATCTCTTGCCATCTGCATATTTTTTAATTTGTTTAACAATAAATTCATAATCAAACATTATTGGTTCGCCGGATAAATTAGGTTTAATAATTTGCCAATTCGCTTTATTCTCCAACTGTTTTAAAAGAGCTTCTATGTTTGATAATTTTTTGGGTTCTGCTCTAAATAATAATCTATCCATCAAACTTGGCACTAATAATATTTGTCTAAAATTAATTTCCAAGCTAAATTTACTATTATTTACAGGAGTAATTATAAAAACTTTCGGTTTTCCATCACTTATAATTATACCGTTCTTTTTGCTAACAAATGAATGTCTAAATAATATGGTTAGCCTTTTTCTATTTTCGTTACTATTTAATTTTATAGCCCAAAACAATGCTCCTACTGTCGCTAACCCACTTACCCAGTCAGCTAAACTCCCAACCTCTAGTATAAAACTCATTTGCAACACCCTTTTATTTTTCACTATACCAAATAAAAACCACCTGCTCAATTTTCAACAGATGGAAAGGGCTATATATTTAAAAAACTGGTTAACGCACCAGTCAGCGCCACATGCGTGTTTTACATCCAGTATGGATAGGATATGAGATTGAACAGAAGTGTCGTCATCTGTTGAGACTAGTGCCCAGATACAAAGCCTCTGCCGGGCAACATAGCAATCTCCTGCTATATCATCATAAGATTATAAATGAGAAGTGGAGCGCAGACTCAATATAAGATTTTATTTTTGTAATCATCTTCACTTCTCACTAATAACATTTTATCACCTTTTTTTGCTCAAAAAGTGCCAGAAAAGTGCCATTTTCAATTTAGCACTTCAATCCCAAGTGTTGTTGCTAATTCAATAACAGCCTTCCTTTTCTCTCTTTTGTATTGCCTTTCTTCGTAAGGAATATCAAGCATAATAGTTATATCTTGTAAGTTATGAATGAACTTCTCAAACAGTATCTTTCTATGAATGTGCTCAAGCTGATTCAAAATAGCATCGTATTTTTTAACCGCTTCTTGTGCTGCATGAACGTTATCGACATTATGAATTGCAGCATCTTCTACTTTTGAATGAAATTCATTACTGAAATTCGGTGGCGTTAATTTGTATGTTGTCGTCATTGTTGGCAATTTACGACTTCCTGCCATTACACGCAGCATTAAATAGTCTTTAAAGAACTTTCTTACTGCTCTGACTGTCTGAATGTAGTTAATATCTTCAACTTGTGGTAGATTGAATAGTTGTCCCATAAAGTCGCCCCCATCACTTTATAAATTTTCGATAAACTCCCTTATTTTCTCAACCTTTTCAGCTGTATCAATAAAAGATTCTTCACTAATTGCTTCAAATTCAATATTATAATTAGCGATTTCTACGTCCTTTCCGTCACAAATTGTTTCTCTTGTAAATACATTTAACTTTTCAATTTGCATTTTCATCCTCCTAAAACATATTTCCCCAAATCCATAAAATCCCTTTAACCGCTAATCCTAGTACAAAAATCAGCACTAGGACCCACAGAGTGTAAATAGTAACAGCTCCAATAAATTTCGCTACTTTATCAATCATTCCAAATCTCCTTATTTTTTTGATATTCGTTCATGTCAAAAATCTGATAGTATTCTTTTTTGTTTCTTTGTGTGTAATTGAAAACTACAGCCTTCGACACTTTGAAATGCTCAGCAATTGCGTAACATGTTAGCCCTGCGTTACGTAAATCAGCGAATTCACGAATTGTAATTTCCGCCCATTTTTTCTTTTTCACGATGCGATCGAACGTTTTGGTCCAGTAAGTTTTTTGCTTTTCTATTGTATTCTCGTTCATTAGTTGATTGAGTTCTTTTTGCAACTTTAGTAATTCGTCTAGTTCTACATCGTTATTTGCTATATAACTAATAATTTCCCGCTGCCTCGCTTTACTCTTCGTTATCTCCATTACTGTCATTTGTCACACCTCCACGAAATTTCGACCTTTCAGTTTCAAACACTTAATTGATTGCATATAACGCAGTTCGAAAAGTTTTTGTTTGATTCGAAACTCTTTTGTTAACATTCCTTTGATGTCGATTAATTCCTCATGTCCATCACTGTAACGAACGAGAAAATCAGCTTTATATTTAATCGCTCGATATAGCTTCCCGTTTTTCCGAAAGCTTTCTTGTAGCACAAACTCTGGCTGTAAATCGAAACTCACTACTTCCCCGCTCATTTTTAATAGTTTCAATTGCTGATAATAAGCTGCTTCTGCTTTGCTATCGAACTTTATATTGTCAATAACAACTTTTTTCGCATTATATTTACTTCGCGTACTCGTTCGCCTCGTTAATGACGAACGCGGTATACTTTGCCTCAATCTCTTCGTCCCCCATACTTTCGATTTCGCTAATTTGGTAGTTTGTGACTTCTGCAATCGCATTAGCCATTTGTCTGATGCTCATTGATCTATTTCTCAACTTTTTTATTGCTGTGTCTGCTGTCATTTTTATTCACCCTTTCCCTCAAAATGGCAAATCATCTTCATTAATATCAATCGGCTTACCTTCACTTGCAAATGAATCGCTCTTCTGACTCGTATCCGCTCGATATGAGCTTGTTTGATTGTTATTTGAATAATTAGCCTTGTTTTGGTAATTATTCGATGTAGCACCTTCTACGTTGTTATTTTTAGGTTCTAAGAATTGAACTGATTCAGCAACTACCTCAGTAACGAAAACACGTTTACCGTCGTTATCCTCATAATTACGAGTTTGAACACGTCCATCAACGCCCGCCATGCTTCCTTTCTTCAAGAAATTAGCAACGTTTTCTGCTGGTTTGCGCCAAACAACACAATTAATGAAATCTGCTTCTCGTTCTCCGTTTTGATTAGTGAATGTACGATTTACTGCTAATGTAAAAGTCGCGACTGCTACGCCTGCTGGAGTGTAACGTAAATCCGGATCTTTTGTTAATCGTCCTACAAGTACTACACGATTCATCATTCGTCTTCCCTCTCTTTCATCAATTCGCAATCAAGCAAATTTTCATCTTCAATTAATTTTATATGTGCATCTGGTCGATACATGGGATTGAACTCTGCTATTCGTATCGCCTCTTCCTCGTTCTCAGCTTCAACTTCGTACACTTCTTGAGATAAATATGTGATTTTATACTTCATTCCGCCACCTCTTTCAAACATTTTAATATTTTAAGTAGTAACACTCTTACAGATCGTTTTAAACGCCTTGACTGAAAGGAATATGTTTCATGTTGTCGGTACTTCATTCCTCCGCCTCTTTCCGAAGTACGTATTGTACAAGCCCACCCATCTGCTCAATATTATCTCCCACATAAGTAGCTGTCAGGATTTTCCATCCGTCATCAAGAAGCTTAATAAGTTCTTCTCCTTTATCTGCAAGAAAACCTACCTGAACTATTTTATGTTTCATTCCGCCACCTCTTCAAAACTTCTAATATCAATTTCTTCCACCATTTCAATCTTAAAACACGCTGGCAAATAATCTCGTTGTTTAGCCCATTCATATATCAAATCTGATAATTGTTCTTTATGTTCTTGAGTTACGTCATTCAAATATTCCTCCCCGCACTCTCCAACTTCGTCATAAACGCATTGAGCTATATTTTCAAGCAAAGTATCTACTTCTGTAGGAAATTCGACTTCTTCTATTTGACCAACGAAAAATGTATAAATGTTTTCATAATCCAAAGGTCGCATATTTAATCCATCAGATAAATCATAATCTCTGCGTTCATCATCATCTAAACTATTGTATTCAGTTAATAACTCAACTCCATAAATTATTGCTTCTTCTTTTGTGTCAAATCGTTCAAAAGCACCCCATCTTTCACCATCTGTACCATTTAACATCCATTGTCCGTGTTTCATTCCGCCACCTCTTTCAAAATAAAATCAATCACTCTGTAATATCTCTTTCTAAGCTTTTCGTTATCTCCATGCGTTTGTTCAACAGACGCTTTAAGTTCATCTAATGTTCCTTGGAAACAACCTGTTATCCATATGTCTAATTCTTTGATATATGCTATTTGATTGTTTTTACGTGTCGTATCTACTTGTACGCAGATTACTGTCAAGCCTTCTACATGTTGCCAGTTTACCCAATTTAAATTTACATTACTTAAATTTGCATAACTTAAATCTGCATTACTTAAATTTGCAAATCTTAAATTTGCATAACTTAAATCTGCACCCCTTAAATCTGCAAGTCTTAAATTTGCAAATCTTAAATTTGTGTTTTTTAAGTCTGCATTACTTAAATCCGCTCTATCGCCACCTTCGTTGAACAGCCATTTCCCATGATTCTCTAATATGATGTCTAACTCTTCTTGTTTCATTCCGTTCCCTCCAATAATTCCGGATTTTCGTGTATGTTGCCGATAACTTCCATATGCTTTACTAACGAACTGCCATTTTGGTTCAACACATAACTAGGCTCGCCCTTGTATGTTGTTTTAAAACATGCTCCGTCATAAACGATGGATGTAAAACAGAATGTTGGCTCAACATCTCCCGCAAATGAATCTGTGTATTTATTGATATTTGAAAATGCCGTTACAACATCCCCTTCGAAAATCTTCTTGCCGTTTTTGTCTTTTAAACCTGTGTATTGCATAAGCACGACATCATCAAAGCTGTACCAGTCGACGCACAGCGTACATTTCGCATTACCACAACCGCTCACACCTACAGCTTCTGTTTCGTTAAAGCACAAATCCGTAACAGGAAGCATTTTCTTTTTTCTTTTTACAAACGCTCTAAATCCAATCGCTCTCATGCTTCACCCTCCGCTTCCTCAAAAGAAAAGAAGTTAATAGGTTCTAACTCCGCAATTTTGTACAATTTTCCACTCTCTTTATATCTCCAAGCATGTTTTTTTAACATTTCTAAGTCTTTAAACACTGCTAGAGTTCCT